ATTTTCTATTGTACTTAACTCCCCATTTAAGACAATAAACAGTTATTTTGTTCATTGTAATTTTTATATGTTTTCAAATTCTTTTACTAACTGTAAGGGATTTGTTGCTGTTCTTATCTTTGATTTTTTATCAGTATCATTACAATTTTTAAGTTTAGCTGATTCAAACATTTTTAATTTTAGTTTAAATAGAAGTTCATCATCTTTGTCATCATAATTAAATAAAAATTTATCAAATCTATCTAAAAATTTTTCATCACTATTTTCTGATTGATATTTTAAACTATCAGTTACGTTAGTTATATAGTTAGTCAATTGTTGACGATATACTTTTTGTTTATTTTTAGTATTCTTTTCTATCTGTTCCAAATCTACTTCAGTTAATAAGTCTTTAAAATCTGAATTTTGAAAATCTACTGGTACAAAATAATTTACCGTACTATTATTTTCATTATATAAAACTTCAATCGTAGTTTTATTTTTATCGTAAAAACAAACCTCTTTTATTTTATTACTAAAAACAGCCATATCAACTCCTTCATTATATTATTATGTTTTATCTATCGTTAAATTATACACATTTGCAATTTCAACAGCAACATCGGCAGGAAATTCTTGAGCTCTATAATCATCACCAATTTGTACTGTTTGATAATTACCTGTGTTTGTTACTCCTACAATTGAATTTAACATACTTGTTCCTCTTTGATTTCCTGTTCCATTTATATTATATCTTATTCTATAATTATCAGGAGAGTTTACAGTTAAATATCTAAGCCAAGTAGTTAAATTGTTTGAAAAAGTTGTTTTATCATACACCTGTATATTACCTGTTGGAGTTATAAAAACAGGTACTACGGTATAATCAGGATCACTTCCTGTGTTTCTTTTATGTAAATAATAATTGTTAATTGTAATAGGTTGATCTTGTGCTTCTGGTATACCAGCAGCAGTAAATAAAGTTAAATCAGCTCTAGTATCTGTAAATACTGCAGTTGGTGCAGGGTCTACTAATACTATTTGACCTCTCATTGAAGCGTGAATCTCACAATTATAATAATATGTTCCTGGCGCATAACCTGTAGTATTCCAAGTAATAGTTCCTACAGCAGAACCATTATTTGTTGTTCCTGTTGTTAAACCATTTGCAGATCCTGTTGATGCTTCAGCTTTTATCCAAAAAGGGTGACCTGATGCGTTTAGAACAAATACTAATGTATCTCCTACAGTAGCGTTTACAGTAGGATTTGATCCTGATATATCTCCTGAAAAAGTATATGAACCACTACCAGCATTCGTTACGCTATAATTTCTTGTTATACCAACAACTGGCTGAATAACAGCAGTATGATTAGCTAAAACAGTTGAAGTGGAAATTGAATACGTATTTCCTGTTAATGTAGATGCAGTTGAAGCAGAAGTTATTACATCTATTGCAGGGTGAAAAAAAGTATCTTTCATATCTTGTAAACTCATTGCTTGTATATTACCACCTGATGTTAAATAAGCTGGCCAATCTGTAAGCGTACTTGCAGGTAAAGATAGTGACGATACTGTTTGTAAAATTTTTTGATATGATACTGTTACTAACTGAGGTTCTTGTGTTGTAGCTTCAGTTGGAAATGCCGTATTTGTTTGTGATGTTGCTCCAGCGCTCCAACGAGTGTCGTTTATGGCTGTTAAATTTGAACCACTATTAGCTGTAACTGAAAGAGTAACTGTAGGATTTATAGACCATCTATAAGCAATATAATTTATAATTTGATTAATTTCACCACTAGATAGATTAGTTAAATCTCCTGTAAGTGTGTTATAATATAAAGGTGTTCTAATAGCCATTGTATATACCTAGGTTATACTCCAGGTGTTACTAAAGTTTTTAAAACTGTTGTTCCGTCTGAAGCTATAATATTCAAAGTAACTGGAGTACTAAATTTATTAATTGTTACTGCTGAATTTTGAATTTTAGGATTAGTAACTGAGTCTGAAGCCAAATCATCAGCTATTATTGTTGTATCCGTAATATTTTTATTTGTAATTCGTTGTGTCATAATATTATTTATGTTATTATTAATTCTCTTATTTGAATGGCATTTCCAGTATCAGGAGCAGAAGTAAATATACAGTTATTACTTACAACGCTATAATCCGTTGTTGGTCTTTGAACTATTCCATTTTCCGTTACTATTATTGTGGCTGTAGATTGACCTACAGTTACACCAAAAGATGTTTGAGTACCATCTCCTGTATAAGATCTAACGTTAAAAGTAACCCCTGCTATTGCACCTATATCTGCTCTAATTTCATTACCAGTTCTATATTTTAAAGTGTTACCATCAGCAACTAAAAATTTATCAGTATCAACTGTTGCAAAAGTTAATCCTGTTAATATATCAGATAAGTCTGCTGAAATAGTTAAAGTGTCTGTAGATACAACTGCAGTAATTCCTGTAGAGCCTGTTACGTTAATAACATCATTTGAACTTACTGTTGTTTGATTTAAAGCACTATCTCTAAGAATAAAATCTTTTGGGTTATTATAAGTTTCGTTAATAGCAGCAACAATACTTGTCTTATTTGAAGTAGATAGACCAGATAAATCTCCTACGTCTGTACCCAAAGAGTTAAACGTTGTTCTAAACGTGTTAACTGTGTCTGTTGTTGCAACTGTTCTTATAGGCATTATTTTTTAATAACCTCTTTTAATAAATTTTTAATTTCAAATAATTCTTGTTTTAAAGTATTTATTTCTTTTATAGTACTTCTTATTTGATCGCTTTGTTGTTCTCTCACCTTCATTCTTTTCATATAAATTGTGTATTCATTTTTAGATGTATTAACAATAGCATTTGTTTTAACATCTCTTTCTAAATTTTCAAAACCTTCTACTTTTAATTTCATATTACAACGCTAATGCTATACCTCTTAAATCTCTAATAATAGGAGGATAAGAAGAATTAGTTCCTTTTAATACTACTTTAATTTGAAACGCTGTAAATTCACCTAATCCAGTAATACTATATTTGTATTCTTTAAATGAACTATCATTTTCAGCAGGAGATACAGTATCATCTTCACTACCGTCAATATTAAAAGCATTCCAAGTTAAATCGTTAATATTTCTAACTTCATCAGCACCAGTTACTCTATAAAATACTTTTACTGAAGATGAAGTTCTTACATTTTGAGTTAGTCTTACATCTAATGCAGTTGACGCATTTTCTAACAATATAGGTCTAGTTACATATACTGCAGCTGATGATGTTCCTGATGAGTTAAAATCAGAAACAAAATTTGTTGTATTTGAAACTGTTGGATTATTTAATCTATTTTGTACCGCAACCATACTCATTCTTGAGGTATCTAAAACAGGAGAAATTTTTGTATTTTCAGTAGTTAAAGTTAAAATATTAAATAATGATTTACTACCTGACATTTCATTAGTTTCATTAATTGAACTCGCAACTAATCTAGGAGAAGTAAAATTAATGTTATCTGAAGGAGTTACATTGATTGCTTGACTTGATGATTCTAATAAGAATGATGTTTCTGTGCCGTGTATTGAACTTCCACTTGTTGTTCTTAAAGAGTATCCTAATCTAGTTCCTGGAACTGTCATAGTTGAAATATTTAAACAAGCAACATCAAATAATCTATTTTGTGTTGTTACAACAGAACTTCCTCCAACATCACCAGTAGCTGTTGCAGTACCAGCAGTAGTAATACTAAATGTATCTAAAGTAACATTTGAAATAGAAGTGTAAGTTCCATTTATTTGTGTATGAGTTATTCCATTATATGTTCCAGCAGGTACACCTGAAATTGTAACATTATTAGTTAAACTATGCATTCCGTGATTTCTACAAGTAACTGTAATAACACCTGAACCAGTTGTTGTTCTTAAAGGATTTAGATTTAATGTTCTTGTAGGTACAGTATCGTTTACTAAAGTAACACTACCACTTACGTTTTCAAATTCCGCTCTATTAATTTTAAATTTTATGTCTTCCATTTGTTCAGCTGACCAAGTTGAACCATTTTGAGATTTAAATAACACCCCAGCATAAGGATTTTCTGATATTGTTCTATTTGAACCAATTTGAGTATCACCTAATCTTGCAACAAAAGCATTATAGTTATTACAATCAGATAATACTACAAAACAATATTCAGTTTTTTCTTGTAGATAAACAGGAGATGGGAAAGTAAACTTAGTTGCAATACTTGCATCTTCACTGATATTAACTGAAGAAGGATTTAATGTTATTTCACCAAAAGGTATTACAGTCCTAGAAGGATAACCATTTACTACTTCTCTAATTTGTACTGTAATAGGAATATTTGTATCTTTAGATTGTAAATACAAATCTAATGAAGTAATGAATACTCCACCTGTATTATCTATTAAAAATGTTTGTGCAAGAGGATCATTCCAACCTATAATATCAGAAGTTTCTCTTGTTGATGTTCTTGTAATATTTCTAGTATCATTAACGTCAATTCTTACTAAACGTGGCTCTCTTGTTGATACAATTGTATTCTGTACAGTTTCTAAAGAACCTTTAGCTATATAATCTGCTTCAGCAGAAGTTTCAACATCTGTTGTTGAATTTGTAATTGAACTAGTTAATCTGAATACTCTTTGACCAGTTCTCCATCTTGGATTATTATTATTAGTAGAATCAGGAATACTAAAAGTACCTGATACAGAACCATTTACGTTTGTTATTAAATCTCCTCCAAGAGCTCCTCCTGTAGGAGTTATATAAGAAGCAATACTTATATTATCAAAATATGGATAAACTTTTGTATTTGGTTTCATTCTTGTAGCTGTAAAATTTATTATTCTACTTCTTATAAAAGGTATAAATGCTATATTTAATACTCTATCACCCAAAGCAGTTCTTACAACTTGAGGCACTAAAGATGTTCTAATACCTGTTCTTGTTTGAGAAACTTGTTGTGATGTTTCAATTGTTCTATCTCTTACAAGAGCTCTTCCAGCCCATCTTGTACTTTCGCTACTAATTCTATCTGCTGAAGATCCTTGCCAAAAATCTTGCCACTCATTCCATACAGTATCAATTTCTACGCTATCTAAATTAGGGTTACCTAGTGCTTCAACCATAGTATCAAAAGCACCTCTTTCATTAACTAATAAATCAGGAACTCTATTTGTTTCTTTCCATTCATCGCCTGGAGGATCAAGTGCAACTGAACCTGCCCAAGTAAATATATTAAAAGGATTAACATTTAGATATTTACTAGCATAAGGTTGTTCTATTAAATTTACTTCTGTGTAAGGTAAAGTAATTAAATCTCCAGTTTTTTGATAATTGGAAGCTATTCTATCAGCTGTTAAAATTGTAGTGTTTCCTGAACTTGTTGCTTCAATCAATTTTACAGATTCAGAATTAAACATTGGTCTAAGGAATCCACCAGCCATATCCATAGAAACTTTATAATCAAAATTACCTACATCGCCAATACCGTGACCCGTAAAATTGTCTACAATAAATCCGTTTTTAAATCTGTCAAAACCTTCTGCATCTTGTATTTGTAAAGATTGTGCTTGTGTTTCTAGTAAAGATAATTGAGTATAATATTCTACATTTGATATTCTTTTTTCTAAACGACCAATATCTCTCATTGTATATCTTCGATTATCAATTTTTTCAATATCTATATCTGAAGTTTTTAATGATAATGTATAACTATTTAAAGCTAATGTAAATAAATGCATAGCATTATCTAAATTTTTAGGAAGTTGAGGAGTTAAAGAACTTGCTCCTTTAACAACTTTAAAATTACCATCTTTATCTAAAAATACTTTATCAAATCGTTTTAAATAATATTCTAAATCTGTAGTAATATCAGAATTGAATTGAACAGGATCTACGGTAGATGCTCCCAATCCGTTGTATTGTCTTAATTGACCAGAACCAACAACAATAGATGCATCATCAACTCTAGGTCTAAAATCTAAACAATCACGTAACTGATATGTTAATCCTGAAGTATCTGAAGTATAAGAAGGGATATCCTTATAGTCAATAACACTTGTATAAGAATCAACAGAAAAATAATCTCCAGAACCGTGAGAAAAATAATCAAAGTCTATTAATAATCTACCGGTAGGATTAAGAGAACCTGGTTTTAATTTAAGTCTACCTATATCATAAAAATTATCTCTTTGTCCAGTATCTAAATCGAATCTTGATTTAATATCAGTATCAGAAGATGTAGCATTTGTAGAAAAATTTGCTGACATATAAACTGCATTAATTCTGTATACATCTGCTTTACTTAAACCTATTAAACCAGATTGTATTGTTGTTTGAGTTGAAATAGATAAACTAGAATTTAATACAAGCGTTTTTGTTTTTTCATTAGCAACAGTACGTGATACTGTGGCAACTATTTTTATTTTATGTCCTGCAAAATTTGCACCAAAATCTAATGATAAAGTTTTTCCAGTAGGAGTACCTGTTAAAGTAAATATTGGATCGCCTTCGTGATTATTTCCTGATAAACTAAAAATATCTCCTATATTTCCAGAAGGACCAGCGCCTAAATTTATAATAGAAACAGTGAAATCTCTTTCAGATAATCCTGTAAATGTCTCATTTGTTCCTGCAGTTATTTGAGCATCACCATTTGCAGATAATAATGCTATAAAATTTCTTCTTACGTAAAAATTTGTATCTGTAATATTATTATTAGATGATGTTTTTAAAGTTTTGATAGTTTCGTATGGTAACTTAAATATTGAAATGTTTTTATTAGATCCATTTAGTTTCGATCTTCTTCTTACACCAACTGTTTTTGTTGATACATCAGATGCACCTACTGCAGTTGAAAATGTTAAACTAGTATTAGATGTTACAGACTCAACAATTTTAGTTATAATAGTTCCATTGTCAGCTGTAAAATGTATTGTATCTCCTAGTCTTAATTCTGTTAAAAATAATGTTCCATAACCAGTAACTACTGTTCCATTGTTTGCAATTGAAAACGTTCCAAATAGTTGGTAATTGTCTCCAAAAGCTGCACTAGTTTCTGTATCAGCAGTATAGTTTATTCCTGCTCCACCTGTCATACCAATTTGTTTTACAGAAGAAAAGTCAAAGTTTTGTACACCGTGAAATCCTAAAACATTATTTTGTATTGTTGATGTTACTAGTGATGTTGACCCTGTAATAGTTTCTCCATTAGCAAATATTCCTAAAACGTTAGCTAATACAACAACACCGTGATTTGCAGTTCCTCCAGAACTAAATGATGTAACATTTACAGGACTAGTTCCATTAGATGCATATAATTCAAAAGTATTTTCTGTTGGATTTTTTACTGTATAAACAGCAGCAGTAAGAACTGAAACTGAATTAATTGACCAAGTACCTCCTGAAATCTCAACTTGCATACCTTCTTTAAATGTATGAGCTGTAGAAGTAACAATAGAAGGATTTGCAATAGACATATTGCTAATTACAGCCGATTTGTATGATGAAATAGTTTGAACGTAACCTGTAGCTCCAGATGTACTTCCTGTAATTTTTTCTCCGTTAGTAAATGCGACTGCTTTAGATACGTTAAGATGTGTAAACATTTCTATATCAAAAAGATAATGTTTATAAACGTTACTTGTTAAAGATGATGTTGCAAATAAATTAGAACTTGCAATACCATTATTTAATTCAAAACCTCTAGACTTTGCTCTACCTATTTGAGGTACAGCCACACCAGATGTAGATTTTAATGAACCTCTTACATCAGCTCCTGTAGCACTTAAATACGACAATCTATTATTAGTTGTAGCAGTATCATATAAATTTACATTTTTAAATGTTTCAGTTTCTCCAGGATTATATGTAATATCTGGAGCGTTATAAACATTAGAAACATTTACATAACTTTCTAAATCAAATCTAGTTTTAAAATTATTAGATGTACTAAAATCTCTTGCCTTATCAACATCTAAAAACGTTGTACCTATTGTTTCAATTTCATAACCTTTAACATAAGCTTTACCAGGTCCAATTGCTGCTACTAATTTTGTTTCTACCCCACCATTACCAGATGTGTAAATACCTCTATTAGTTCCTGATAGTAAATGTTCTCTTAAATCTATATCAAAATCTTTTACACTGTAGTCTCCTGATTCGTCATACGTTCTTCTTGCAAACGTATCTTCTAAAACAGAATATTCAGTTGTTCTAATTTGATTTTGTAGTATTCCATTTTCTAATCTTAATAATTCTATAAAGTTTGAATCATCAACAGAATTTAAAGCTCTTTTTGATAGTGTTAATGATATTTTAAATCTGTGTGCACCTGGAGCATTAAAATTAGATGTACCTGCTGCATTATCAACTAGTGTACCATCTTCGTTAGCAGTTATAAATGATTCTACTATATCAACACCAATACGATAACTTGGAGTATCTGTATATTTGTCTAATATTATTGTTTGATCTAAAATTGTAACGTAATATCCATTAATATAATAAACACCTTTTGCAATTGATGCAGATGAACCTGTTGCAGTTGTATTAACTGTTACTGTCTGAGCAGCTGAACTTACGGTACAATTACAAATTTCACCATTCGTAAATACAAAACTAGTATTATTAGTTCCAGTTTTAATATATTTAACGTAAAGAGTATCAGGATCAGTACCAGTACTTGCTACAGCATTAACAACTTCTGCTTGAACTCCTGAAGTTACACCTGTTAAAATTACACCGATATATGAATTTATATTACTTAAAGATTTAGCACTTAATTTAATAGCATAGTAATTTAAATCAAATGCTACTTGACCAGGTATGACCATTGCGCCTTTTTTAAAGACGTGATCAGAAAATTTTTCAATCTGATTTTGTAATATTGTTTGTGACTGTGTTAATTCTCTCGCTTGTACTGCAAATGAAGGTCTAAACAGTACTCTATGAAAATTTTTATTTTCATTAAAATCATCATAGTATGGAGAAAGATTAAAGTCAGTTGGACTTGGCATATCTTCCTTTAAAATTCAATAATTAGTTTAATATTTTCAGTTTGGTCCGCTGCTCTTGTAATTGGTGCTCTGTTTTCAATGTAAATAACATCACCTTTATCAACATCTAATTCTGAAGCAGCATAACCATTAGAAAACGTTATACTATCAGCTGTTTCACTAGCAGAAGCACTTGGAGTAGCTGTTGCTCCAGATGTTGCGCCAGTAATAATGTTTGCTCCACTAAATGCAACTAAATTTCCACTAGCATTAATACCACCATCTACAAATCTTGTTTGAACATAATGTAAAATTCTATTAACGGAGTCCCATTCTACGACTCTACCTACAGCACCTGTAGTTGCTTGACTAATTTTTTCATCTACTTGAAAAGTTCCTGGTGTAGGTGAAGCAGCAATTCTAATTGCTTTCGTTGTTCTTAACGTAGATGCTGTTGCAACACTTCCTAATGATTCTGGGTCTTTTAATAATACTATTTTTCTAAAATCGTTTTCAGTTGTAAAATCTCCAGTGTTTGCTGATTCTGTTCCTTCTAAATTAATATTCAACATTACAAAAAATCCACCTAATTCTTTTACTGCATTATAACCGTGTCCACCTTTAGGTTCAATAATACAATCTAATTCTGCTCCTGTTAAGAATCCAGAACTTGCAGTATTAATATCAGCGTTTCTTACTGAAGCAAAAGTATAACCAGTACCTGCACTTGTAACTGTTACACTTGTAACAGCTGTTCCTGAAATTACTACTGTACAAAATCCACCTGAACCATCTCCTCTTAAAGGAATACCTGCATAAGTGCCGTTTGTTCCTCCAGTACCACCATTTTTAATTTTAATTATATTTACTCCTCCATCTACTGCTGCACTTTGTACTGTACTGTTTGTTTGAACAGCCATAAAATCTGTAGATAAAAAATTTATTTGTTGAGAGGCACTTAAAGTGTACATAAATTTCCATTTATAACCATCGCCTGTTGAAAGTATAGAAGTTGAAGTTCCTGTAGGTTCAACTGTAGAAGCAACGCCATTATTATTATCTAAACATTTATATACGTTGTATGCGGAATTTAAAACATAAAAAGTTGAGTCAAATAAATTTGAAGCACCACTTGTTGATGTTAAAGTAGTTGTTGTTCCTGTTATTCTATTACCATAATCATTTCTGTACATATCATAAATCGTACCCACAGTCCAATTTCTTCTAGGAATAACATAACTTACGTTTGAAGCCGAAATTTTTTTAGCAGCTAATAAATCATCAAAAGTATAAAATTCTTCTGTAACACTGTCTGCAGGTACAATAGGAGAACTATCAGAACCCGTATTGTCTGTTCTTAAATCTGCTCTTGTATATGTTCCCCAAGATAAAGGAGCACCAATACCTAGATAATAAGCATTAGACGCAGCTTCAGAAAAAGATTCTACAAACTGTTCACTATTATGTATTCTAAATTTATTTGTTATAATTGCCGGCATATTTTTTTAAGCTTGTGCTTCTCCCCAACGTAACAATATGTTTGTATTAACCGCAGTACCAGAAGCTTTGTATATATTTATCGCCAAAACATCGGGACCATTTGGAAATGTTCCTCTACCACCTAATGTAGTAGTTGTTAATTCTTTTAGTTTTGATAGGGATAAACTGTTACTCTCTCCCGAGTTCGCAATAAACGAAAATACTGTTTCACCTGGTAGTGCAAAAGCAGGTTGTAAAAACTGGAATGTAACTGTTGCTCCAGCAGACACTGCAGAAACAGCGTTTTGAGTAAATGTTACTCTATAGTATTGTGTTCCACCATATGTAAGTGTAGGTGATATTGTAGCTACTTTTGTATTTGCAGGGAATTTTGCATCTAAAACAGTTGTTCCTGCAACTGCTGCGCTAGCGTCAAAAGTTGCTTTTGTAAAATATAAAATACTTGTACCTGATGCAGCGTTACCAGCAAAAGTAAATGCAATTGTTGCTCCAGAGTTTGTAGCAGGTAATGATCTATTAAAATTAACTTGTGTATAAAACCCAAAAACTGTTATTGAAGTTATAACAGCATTATTATATCCACCTGTTGTAATTGATGATCCTACAACTATTCCTGTTGTGCTCCAACTTGCTGAAGTAAAATATAGTACTGAACTACCATTACCTGTGTTGTAAGCAATTTGTGCTGAAGCAGTTAAAGCAGCTGTAGTAGTTGCAGTTGACGTTGTTGTACCTGCTCCAGATTTCCAAGATACGGAACCTCCTGATGCAATTTGAGCAAAACTAGGTTGTCCTCCTTGAGCAAGACCTTGTAATGTTGTCCAAGATACTGAACCTGGATCAATAGGATAATTTTGTGGATTTAAAACACCTTCTACAATAATTGAACCCGTACTACCTGAATCTGAAGTTATTTCAATACCTTCAAGTAATAATTGAGCTCTATTTAATAATTCTCTTTCTCCTAGATCACCTATAATTGCGTTTGATACGCTAGGTGCTAATCTAATTAAAAATGCAGTTTGTTTAGTAGTTGTTGCTGATAAGTTTGTTTGAGCATAGTTAAAAATATATCCTCTATCTTCATCAAATTCTCCATCAATTAAATATGCAGAACCCCAATGAGATATTGCCGGACTACAAGTATTTGTTACGTAAATTACTCCCTGATTATCATTGTGTGAAGCAGCGGCTCCAGCAGAGTATGAACGTGTTGCTCCAGCATTAAAATTAGTTAATGTTGTACCTCTTACACAACCCGTTAATGTATTTGCTGTAGCATTTTTACCTGTATATGAAATTAGCTCATTATCAATATATACAACACCTGAAGTTGGTAACCCTGTAACATCTTCCACTGTAATAGTTGTTACTGAACTATTAATGGCTCCATCTAGTCTAGTACCTGGTATTTCATTTAAAACTTCATATCGAACTGGTGCGTTACCTGTTCTCATATAAGCTTCAGTATTTAAATTGTTTCCTTTTAATCTGTGACAAAATACATAATTACCATTAGGACCTCTTAGCATCCAATCTATAAATCCAGCACCGTACCAGCTAAATTGTATACCTATCATTTGCATTTTAGTAGGATCTATTACATATCCACTTGGTCCTGTACCGTCACACTTATCTAAATTCCATTCTGATTGAGGTATAATTAAATCTTGCACTTTACAAATTGAAGCACCAGCTATATTTGATACGCCTCTAAAATCAGGAGTAACAGACATTGAAGTTTGACTTGTAATATTAGATACCACGTGTGTCATACCTTTTATAACAACTCTATCTCCAGCTTTTAATTGATCAACGAATCTTGTATTTGTACCTGTAATACTGTTTGAGTTTGCATTTACTGCAACACTACCACCTAATTGAAATGTAGATGATCTTCTTCCTACAGAAAATTGTTCTCCATCATATTGCCAAAATATTCCATTTTGATCGTCAAAAGGACCAGATCTTACAACTGCCCCTTTCCATTTATATAAATTCATTTTAGCATCAGCACTTAATTCAGCTGTAGAATTAGAAAGAACATTAGTTGCAATAACTGTTAAAGTTCTTTCATCAATAATACTTGATACAATATAGTGTCCGTCATAACCTGGCGTAATAACACCTTCTATTCTAATTTCAGCACCAACTTGGCATCCGTGGTCAGTATCATCTGCAACGAGTGTAATTAAAGAATTTACTGCTGTTCCTGATGCAGTAACACTTCTTAATTGATAACTAGGAGCAAAAAGAGCACCTGTATTATACATAGCGCCTTTTCCTGATTGATAACGAATATATTTTTTACTTTGACGAATTGCTTGACCACCATGCTGAGGACCACCAGTACCTAATTGAACTCCACCATCAAAAGGTCTATGTACAAAAAATGCATCTGGTCTTACGTAAATTGATCCTTGAATGTCTGCAGCACCTACAGCAGAATCATTTAATAATGTTAAAATTTGTCCTGATGCTCTTGCAGTGTATCTTATTCTAGTAGAACTTTGAATATCATTAACTATAATAGGACCAGAAGCTAAATTATGATTATTTGAACCAGCATCAGAACTAACAACAGATAATAAAGACATACCAGGGACAAATCCGTGTGGTGATGTAAAATCAACTTGAATTACAGCAATTGAAGCATAAGACGCTGTAGCAGTTGCTGCAGAAGCTAATATAGTAGGAGCACTTAATGCTACTGTTGAATATATAGGAATTTGACTACCTCTAATAGCTGTTCCAGTTGTAGTAAAAGTAGTTACAGCACCTGTACTTACACCACTTACTGTAAGTGCAACATCATTCGTAACATCTAATCCTTCGCATTGAGTTCCTAATACTTTATATCTTTGTCCTATAACATAACCACTACCTCCAGCAGTAACTGCAGAAGTATATAATCCACCATTTCTTGTTATATTAATAGAAGCACCAGTAGAACCATTACTTGTTGCATAAGGAATTCTACTTGAATAGTTTGCAGTACCTGAAACAGCTAATCCAGAAACTATTGTTACTGTAGCAATACCTGAACCAGAAAGTGTTGCCACTCTTAATATTAAATCATTTCCTAAAACTGCAGTTCCTGTTATTGTAACTGATGTAACAACACTTCCGCTTGTAGTAGCTACTCTTACTACAGCATCATTTGTAGGAGAAGTTCCGTCTAAAGAAGTTCCTGTACATAAAAATCTTGTACCTAAAAAGTAATCATTTCCACCATTATTAATTGTTGGAACAGTATATACTCCAGCATTTCTATTAATATTAATATCAAGTCCTGATGATAATGTAGAAGTATTTGTACCAAAAACTGCAGTATAAGCACCTGAACCATTTGCAGTTCCACCAAAACCAATTGTTGTAATTGCTCCACCTGTAGTATCATTCGTAACACCTGTAATAATAATACTTAAATCGTGTGTTGGAGAAGTACCTCCTAAACTTGTTCCTGGTATATTAATTGCATCTCCTATAAAATATCCAGTACCTGCATTGTTTATCGTTACAGTATCATACACTCCTGCAGTTTTATTTACGTTAAAAGTTGCACTTGTTCCTGTTGATACAATTTCAGTTAATGTTACAGAATTATATGTTTCATTATCATTTTCAACTCCACCTAAATCTGAACCCAAAATTTTTAAAGTGTCTGCTACAAAATAACCTGAACCTGGTATAGAAATTCCTGCAATAGAATAAGAACCACCTGCTCTTGAAATGTTAAATCTAGCATTTACTCCAGTTGATAAAATTTCTGAATATGCTACAGTTGTGTATGTTTGAACATCTCCTTGAAGTGATGTTGTTAAAGCAGAACTTAAAGATAATGTATTTCCTACTATGTTAGTAATTATAGCTTGTGTTCCTGTTCCATTATTAATAGCCATTCCTGGAACTAATCCCGATACAGTTGAAAGTGTAACTGATGATGAACCGTTTGCAGCATCTGAAGCAACGTAATTTGTTGAAACTGTTCCTCCTGTTCCTGAATTTGAAGTAACTTGTGTACCTACTGTTATATAAGCAGCAGATGAAGTTGTTGAAGATGAAGTTATAGGAGCGCCACTTGGTGGAACTGCTCCTGTAAAAGTTAAACTTGTAGCACCTAGAGGCGCTGCTAATATCGTTGAAAAAGAACCACTTGAACCATTTGAAAATACTGAATATGTAGGATTGCCTACTGCTGCTCCAGTATAAAATCCTGCTTCTCTTAAAAGAGTAGTTGAAGTTACTACTGTTTCTCCACTTGAAGTTCCAACTTTTGCTTTAGCGTAATAAGTAAATGAAGAAGAAGTTGGTACAGTATTTACAATAAAACTTCCTTCAGCTCTTGAAAATCCTAAAGTAGATGGAGATAATGCTTTAATTGTAAAAGGTTGTCCTATACTCCATCCGTGCGCTCCTTGAGTAGTCACAGTAATAATTGAAGGTCCAACTCCAGCACTTGTAACAGAGGCATCAGTTGTAACAGACTGTACATTTTTTTCTGTACCTGGTATTTCGTAAGTAGATGGATATCCTCTTTGTGTTGCAATTGCTTGCCACTTAGTAGGTTGTAATCCATATTCAAAGTCAGCATCAATCATCGCTTGAGGTCTTGCAACTCTCATACGCTCAATTGCATCTGTTCCAAAATCGTAAGGTCTTACAATCATTTCAGCAGATTCTTCAAATATTTGTAAAGTATCAGAAGTTGCCATTGTATCAGTATTGTATTTTAAATAAATTACTGTTGTACCATTATCAACTGTTAATGCATTAGGAAAGTTTACAGAATTTGCAGCTGTGAAAGTAGTTGATGCTCCTCTTAGAGGATCACCAAAACTATAAAGTACTTCATTATCTGTAACATTTGTAATTAATAATAAATCATTTAAATCTACTTTTCCTATTAATTCTATAGAACTAATTACGTTAGGAGATAGAACAGGTAAACTAGATAATCCATTTGTTATAGTATCTGTGATTGTTGTAAATCCAGTAGTAATTTTTGCAGTTGCGCCTGCTTCTGCTGTTGTTCCAGCATTTATATTTTGAGTAGTCATTACAGGACTTTGTAATGTAGGATATATTGTATTTGTTAAAATATAATTATTGATAATAGTTCTACAGTAAGTGATATAAGTAGTTTCAGGAACTCTTGTACCAGAAATTGTAGGAGTTGCACCTACCCAATATGTTGCAGCTTTTGTTCTAGCTGAAGCGTTACCATCATATCTTAAATCAAATATTGCTGCTTCTATAATTGCATCAATATCATTTTGTAATGTAGCACTTGAAAAAACATAACCAATGTATGGAGCGTTACCAGCCAGCTTTTGCTGATTAACATATGCCTCAACTTCATCTTTTATAAATTCTTTATTTGCTACAATTTTTGCATATGCAATAGGATTTCTATTACTAGCTAAAGGTATACCAGGTTGAAAGTAATAAGTTTGACGTAATTTTTTTGCCATATTAAGAACCTAATGCCACAGATAAAACATACAATTGATTTTGAACATTACTTGATAACCCATCTAAGTATTCAAATTCTGTATTTGAAACATTTCCATTTCCTATAGAAGAAGCATCTATGTTTGTAATTGTATTGTTTGATCCATTAATTGTTTTATTTGTTAAAGTTACTGCATTATTTGCTGTAATTATACCAGTTGCTCCAGTTAATAAATTTAATTCTGTTGATGTTGCTGTAAGAGTTGTTCCTCCATTTATAACAGGAGAAGTTAAAACTTTATTAGTTAGTGTTTGATTGCCTGTAAGAGTAACAACACTATTATCAACTGAAACTGTAACTGTATCTGTTGATGCTGATATTGTATTGATACCAGTACCAGCTAATATATTTAATGTGTCTCCACTATTTAATAATTGAGCTGTTCCAGAAGTACCTTGTACAAATAATTGATATGTAGCTGCTACAGAACCTGGTTGAAATCTAGCATTTATTGTATCATATATTAAAACATTGTTAGTTGTTGCACCAGCAACGTCTATTTTTAAATTACTACCATCTCCTAAACTATTATATATTTCTGTAAAATTAGAATTGATTATATTACCGCCAGCACGTAGTGTTGTACCCGTACCGTCGTTTGCTACACTTCCAATATTAACTGATTGTTTAGACAATTGTAATTCCTTTTTTATTATTTATACGACTATTTATATACTTATTCATAAACTTTATATACCAGGATTAGGAACAGGAGTGGCGTCTGTTGTTACAATATTATTATCAAAAGTGTTAATATCTTCATCAAAAGTATCTGCTCCATTTGTTAAATCTCTTGTTGATTCAGATGGTATTGTAAAATATGTTTTATTTTTAAACAGGAAATCTCCCATATTTAATGATTCTCCATCTATTGCAACATTTTTAGTTCCAATTAGTGTAATTGAACCTAATTGTGTTAAATCTATTTGTGTAGAAAAATTTTGATCTAATAACAAAGAATCCAATGATTTTAAATTAATACTAAGAGCTCTACCAAATCTTGTATCATTATTTCTTATATTTGTATTTTCTTTCAAAACAAAGTTAAAATTATTTTTTGATATTAAAGTTAAATCTCTAGTATTAGGTGTAAAATGTTCAATTGTTGCAGGATTTAAATCTGCTGCTACTCCTCTATTAGCATTTGCTCTTAAAGAAGTTCCATCTGTTAATGTTCCTAATCTTCTACCAAAAATTGTAGCAAATAATGTGTTAACAACACTATAAATAGGAGTATCAATAATACCTGAAGTTATTCCAGCAACAGGAGATGATATTCTTACATTTAGATTTGATTCAATATTTAAAGTGCTTATAAAATAAAATCCTGCAGAGTGATTTGTTTTTTTGAAACTGTCCCTCCAATCATTAATTGTTCTTCCTACTTTTATGATATAAGAAAAATCTTGATATAATAAACTATCTTGTATTTTAATTGTATTTTCTGAAATTTGTCCGTCTTGATTTATATAAGTTCCATTAGTATTTAAAACTGAAACAATATTAGAAGTTGCAGTTGCTTGATTAAATTCTTTTATAGTTGCAGATGCTCCTGAAGTTAATCCTATTATAGTTGTATTTTTTTTAAACGTACCAGATACAGGATTTAAATATAAAACGTTTATTGCACTATTTTGTGATCTTAATGTTCCTGTAATTATTGTGGAATTATCGTTACTTAAAGCAGATACAGTTTCTCCAACTAAAAATGTTCCTGCACGATTTAAATAAAATAGATTAACTGGAAGATTTAAAGTAAGAGCAGGAGAATTTTGATATCCTTTACCAGGTTCTACTATTTTTAATGATAAAATTTTTCCAATATTAGGACTGTATGTTTTTAATACGGCAGAAGCACCTAAAAAACTATTTACAGTTGCTGTAGGTAAATTAGAATAATTATAACCTGGATTTATAAGTCTAACATCAGTAATATCTTTATTTCCAGTGCTAGATTCTTGTACAAATTTATTTCCTACATATAAATCACCTTTAACAGTTTCATCTTCTAAAATAATATGATCGTCAATTAAACTTGAACTTTCTTCTTGTGTAAATCCACCATTTACAACTGAAACTTTAGCAACAGCAGCTCCACCATTAGTATTTGCATTATTAAATACTACATCATCACCTATTTCGTAATTTGTTCCTCCATTTTCTACAAATATATCTGTCAATCCTGAACGACCAACATTTTCTACTTGTATTAATGCTCCTTGACCACCACTTATTAAATCAATTACTGTATTTTCTGTATATAAATTTCCTGAATTTGTTATAACGGGAATATTTGGTAATCCTGTAACGTTTACTTTTATAAAATTGAAATCATTATCAAATTGTGTTCCTCTAACTTCTTCTCCTATAATAAAATTGCCTGAAATAGAACTAGTGTTCAAAACAAATTCGGTTATCTCATCACTACCAATTTGAAATTTAAATACGTTTTCAATTATGGCAGTAGTTCCTGAAGTTACACCCAATATTGTTCTACCTATCAATAAACCTGTATCACCCTGTGTTGCTATTCCTCTTAATATTTTACTTGCATTCCATTTACCATCAGAAAGTCTTAAAACCTGTTCTCTAGGATATGAAGTTTCTGATTCTAAGCCAAATAATAATCTAAAAAATATTTGATTACCTATATTTGTACCTTTTAAACGATATAAAGATTTAATATTTTTTATTAATGTTCTTTTATTAATATTATCATCAACTTTGTCAGGTAAAGTAGCAAATAATTCATTTCTAAATTGTTTTAAAAAATTAGAGATTACTTTATCAGGATCTCTAAAGTCTAATAATTCTTGTATATTTGTTACTGGATTAGGACGATAGTTATTTACAATTGCACTTGCGTTAGACGTTAAACCAAGTACGGTTTCTCCCATTATAAATTTATTTTGAGAAGAAATATATAGTTTAGAGCTATCTATATCTTCTGCTAATATTGTTGATTGTGCTTTTGATGTTTGTCCTTGTATTATTTCACCTCTAGTAAATTTACCAAAAGAAGAACTTTCTAAAATTAATTTATCACCCTCATCTGCTGGTGTTCTATCTGATTCAATACGTGTTCCATCTAATAATATGTTTTGTAATACTTGACTTTCTGCTTCTAAAGCAATACCATCAGTAGTTTGAATTCCTGTAATGTTTAATTCAGCAGATTCCATAAAAGTGTAATACACTTTTAAAAATTCTAAAAATTTAGGGTGCTCTGATAATACAAATTCTGGAACCTGAGAATTTATCAGGTTAGATATTTTGTTTTTAAACTTTGCCATTGTTAATTGTTACTAGGTGTTGTTGTATAACCTATACCTGCATCAGCTGAACCTCCTAAAAAAGTATCTGGGTCAACAATGATTGTAGAATTTGAAATATCAATATTAATAATTTGATCTCGTACTGGAACAATATCATTAGAATTTGGCTTAATAGTTAATTCAATAGCTGTAGATAGTTCTCCTCTAATATCCTCAACATCTGATACGTTTAATGAATTTAAAGTAATTTGACCTGTTAAATAATTAATCGTACCCTGTGGTGTTGCATTATAAATTTTTACTGAACCTGTCAATCTGTATCTTCTTACATTTCCTAAACCATCATCATCTAAAAAATAAACATTTGTACTATCTCCATATATTTTAAAACCACTTGATTCTAAAATACCACCATTTAAAGCATTATATCCTTCAACTGGATTATATGCTGGGTTTCTAAAGTAAATATCATATCTAGTTGAAGATTCTAATATGGGTGTAAATGTTTTTCTTATTTTTAATGTAGTAATATTTGATACAATACTCGTATCAGCATCATCTATCAATCTTAGTATTTTTGAATATCTAAAAATACTGTCAAATTTTTGTAAAGTACTATTATTATAATTTGTTAATGATGATACTATATCTGTTTTTAAATTTTCAGCTGTTTTAGTAGTTGACTTTTGATCATATTTAACATATGACGTTAATAATATTGTAGTAGTTTCGGGATCAACAATAACAGGTCTAACAGACGCAACATTATATTTTTTTAATTGAGTAACAATACTTGCTTTAGTAGCCGATGTTAATGATGAACCAGACAATGGTTTAATTGCAATTTTAACTGTACCATAAACAGGATTTTCTTCATCTTCTCCACCCCAAGCACTTACAGATTGAGCATTTGGATAAATTGATTTAACAATTGTTTCATAATCAGTTGTAGTTACTGCTCTATTTTGTGCTGCATAATTTAAAGGAGCATTAAAACGAATTGACTCTTTACTTTCGGCAGAAGTTCCACCTTGTGCAACTGAATTTACTGTTATAGTTAAATTACTAAATCCACTTATAGTAGAAGTTGCAGAAAATGTAGCTGCTCCATTGGCTCCTGTAGCATTTGTAACGATATATTCTAAGATGACTATGTTACCATCTATTAAAGATGTACCTATTATTCCATCACCAAAATAAACTTCAAATTTACCATCTTCTGCCTCTTGTAAAAAATATGCTTTTGTTAAATTTGAAACGTTTTGTAATCCATTAGCTAATGAATATGTAAATGTAGTTGTATCAACTGAACTATTTTGTACTTTAACAACAAGTGTTGATGTATCAGCTAAAGAACTTGGTATTACAAATTTTTGATCTGGGTCATTTGTATCTACCACGTATCTAAATGAAACAGGAGTACCTTCATATATTGATACGTTTGAAAAATTATAAACTCCATTGATAGGAGTAATTGTTATATCCGAATTTGTTATAAATTGATATCCGATACCATCTACAGTAGATGTAAATGTAGTTCCTTTTGTCATAGTAATCGAACTACCTGTTCCATCATTAACAGCTATATTAATATTTGCAATAGGTGTTCTTACTGAAGTTGGTGTGTAACCTAACATCTTTGCTAATGACACAATATTTTTTCTAATGTCAGCACTATCTAAGTACATTTCATTAGCTAACATATTAGCATTAAAACCTAGGTAGTGTGTATTGTAAGCAAGTGTATCTAAAAGAATAGCAAATCCAGAACCTTCAAAATTATAATCTTGGAATTCTGATTGACTTTGTAAAAATGTTTTTAAATTGGCTTTTATACTGTCAAAATCAAAATCTGATATTTCTAATTTATTACTTGCCATCTTATCTTAATCTTTCTAAAAATGTTTGCACTTCTACCGGTTCTTGTGTTCCTACAACATAAAACATAATTCTTAAATCATAAGAATTTTTATCATAATCAGGTCTTGCTAATATTTGAACTAGTCTTATTCTAGGTTCAAAATTAATTAATACTTCTTGTACCTTTCTTTGCAAATTCAATGCAGTTAACGGTGTCATTGGTTCAAATAACATCGCTCTAACATTAGAACCTATCTCTGGATGGAAAGGCCTTTCAAAGTGTGATGTGTTAATTAAGTTACGTACACTTCTCTTAACAGCTTCAACATCAGTCAATTTATTAACATCATTTGTTACTAAATTACGACCGAAATCTAAATCTAAATCTTTATATAATCTAGTAGCTCGTTTACTTTTGTTTAAGGAAACTGTACTTGATGCATCGTAATTTGGCATATTACAATATTTATACGTTACCCAGCAAAGACATTAGCAGAACCTGTAATCATTTCACCGGAATCTGTTGAGTCACCTATTCTTGCGATAAACTTACCTGCAACACGAACTGTAGAAGAGCCTATATTAACAAATCTAACGTGATTGGGACAAGGAGGTGCGGGAGGGGCAGAGTGAGAAACTGTTGTGTCATCAACTCTTGCAATTAATATTCCGTTTGCTCTTACTGTACTTTGACTTGGTACGTCTAAAGTTGTTGTACTTGAACAAGAATGTCCAGTATTAAGAGTATCTCCTTGTCTGCAAACTGCTGGCATTATCTACCTTGACCTCTATAAGGTTTTAAACTTCTTTTTTTATGTTTGTTTAATGTTTTTGTGCTGAAATGCCCACGACCTATACTTGTTTTTTTAGGTGTACTATCTTTTTTTGAGGAATTTGTATTTCCTTTTACTTTTTTTGCCATAATTTTTTACCTTTTTTGGTTTTTTCGAATCAATATCATCAATCATAAATGATAAATCATCAATTTTGTCAAAATCAATCATATATTCACTATTTAGTTTGATTTTTTTAATTATAATATTTAAGTCATTGATTTTATTGACATATTTCTTTAAAAAATACCAATTTAACCCTTGTTTTAATGAAAAATACAGTGTATATTATATGTATATTAACAACAAAAATAAAAAAATGACTAAAGATGATGTTAAATCTCTACTATTAGCTGGTTCTATTGTAACTGGTTCATATATTTTATTTTATGTAGGCGCAAAATATATTGTAAAGTATGCTGAAGCTGCTTGTATAATAGGTTGCATGTGAAAACATCTATTGAAAAACACGAATTAAAGCATATGGGTTTAAATGCGTGGGGTAAAAAAATATTTTTAGTAAGATATAGTGGTTTTTCTAACGTTATGGCTGAAGATGAAATTACTGATTGGTGTAAAGAAGTGGACGAATTACGCTTGAGCCTTACCTCAACTTAAACTATATTAATTACATTGCCCATACCACTGTGAATAGTACATTGATAATATAAAGTAGATGGAGCATTCATAGGTATAACAAATGTCTGCGTGCCTGTTTGACTACCGCTTACTCCCGAAGTATATGCAGATCCTCCGTTGCTGACTCTAATAGCAAACGGATGGCTAGCTCCAGTTGTGTTTACAAATACATATGTAAATCCTTTATAGAGATATAAAACTGGATCGTTGGTATTACCTGCAACTATACCCGGACCTGAAAAAACATAATCTGAAGATCCCGATGCTGAAATACTCCAAGTTATTTCACTTACACCTGCTGCGCCTGCTGGTCCTGTTTCACCTGTTGGTCCTGCTGGTCCTGTAGCACCTGCTGGTCCTGTTGGTCCTGTAGGTCCTGGCACAGTTGAAGCTGCACCTGTTGGTCCTGCTGGTCCTGTAGCACCTGTTGGTCCTGCTGGTCCTGTAGGTCCTGTAGCACCTGTAGGTCCTGTAGGTCCTGTTGGTCCTGTTGGTCCTGTTGGTCCTTGGATTGCTCCAGTATTAGCCCACGCTGAGCCATTCCAAACATATCCATCGCCTGTAGTAGTAACCACATATAGGTCTCCAATAGTATTACCAATTGATGGCAAGTTTATCACAGCATTCACTGCACCTTTTAATACTACACTGGTACCTGCTGGTCCTGTAGCACCTGTAGCACCTGTAGCACCTGCTGGTCCTGCTGGTCCTGCTGGTCCTGCTGGTCCTGCTGGTCCTGCTGCGCCACCACCTGGATTAGCTGCAATGGTAGATTCTAAAAGCTCAAGTTCTGTTTTTATTTTACCCGTTTCTCTATTTACTGAACTTCTAAATTGATCAGGAAATGTTTTAGGACTAATTTTTATAAGACTACGATTATATGCCATATTTGTTTTTTAATTTGAGCACTAATATTTATAAATACTATTGCCAACAACATAGGAGTTTTATGGCTAAAAAAAAGAAAACAGTAACTCCTGAAGATATCATTGAATCTATAAAAGAAAAGCAATCTGAAATTGACGACTTATTATACGACTTAGAAGATAAGATAAGTGTTTCGTATGAAGAAGAAGAAATAGACGAAACAGACGAAGAATAATAACAATCTATATTTCAGGTGCCTAGAAATAACTAGGCACCCTTTGACACAACAAAGGGTATAAATGAACCATCTATACATAGGCCTATTCATACTTGCCAGTATCATTGCTGGTTTAGGATATATTTACATCTCTATCTTTTGTCAAACAAAACGCTATTTAAAAAGACTAAAACAATTAAAAAAACTTAAACTGTTAGCGTTAAAAGGTAGGAGAAAACGTGGTTGGTAGAAAACAAAGAAAACCTAATTTAAAAACTTTAAAGAAAAAAGCACCAAAGATACCTGACTTTACTTGTCCTGATATAGACCATATTATTAATTATGTTGAGGATAAAGATTTATTAAATCGTACTTCATTAGCCTACTTTAAAAGACGTATGGAAAAACTACGTGATTCAAATGAAAAATTAAGAGATAGTGGTATCTATTGGTATGATAGAATAAAAGAACTATTGTCTAAATAATAGTATGTACACAGACAGACAAAACGAACCTCAGTATAATGCTGGTAATTTTCAGGAATATGATTATGAAAGAGAGTGGATTGAGTGTGCCTGGAATATAACATATAATCAAATTCATTTAGTAACGGCATTTACTTATCCTTGGATTTCCCTAAAAAGCACTTGACAAAATGATTAAATGATGATATATTAGAACATATGAAAATATTATTATTGTTATGTATGTTTTTACCCTCTTTGGCGCTGGCGAAGCAAGTAGAAATGAAAGTATATGATTATAAATTAACAAGAGTATTAGATGGTGATACTGTAGGTTTTGAAGCGAAGTTTCTACCAGATCCACTTAAAAAAGAATTACTGATTCGTGTCTATGGTGTTGATACACCAGAAAAAGGAGGACGTGCTCAATGTCCACAAGAAAACACAAAGGGTTTAGCCGCATCTGAATTTACAAAGAAAACAATTGCCAACGGCAAAAAAATACAGGTTGCCATATCTAATTGGGATAAGTTTGGTGGACGTGTATTAGGTGACGTATTAATTGACGGCAAATCATTACGTGTATTATTAATACAAAATGGATACGCACGAGAGTATTACGGTCTTGCAAAAGAGTCGTGGTGTAACTAAAACGAATTAATGAAGTAAACTTATGGTCATTCCTGGATTTAGTATACCCATTGGTTTATATAATATAATAGCCGATGAAATAAACAACGAAACCCTTGTAACCGATCTACGCAATTATAAAAAAATCAATACATCAGAGCCTTTATTATATAAAGGCATTACAAGTTACTTTGACAATAGTGAAACATTGTTAAATGAAAAGAACTTTATATCCATCGGAACAGCATTGCAAAAGAAAGTGTATGAGTATTGTTCCACGATAGGTATACCCAAAGTAAGTATATCATCATCTTGGTTTCATATCACACAATCTAACGGCAGAGTCCTTCCACATCGCCACGAACTATCTGTAATCAGTGGAGTCTATTATCCTGTTGTAAATGATAAAACAAGTCCATTAATACTTGAAAATCCATTGAACATATATCGTATGGTAGATTGTAAATATAACGTAGAAAACAACTATACACGAAAAGAAATGATTATACAACCAGAAAATGGTTTACTTGTATTGTTCTCTAGTTATATCAATCATTATACAAAGCCGTGTGAGAGTGAAAGAATTACAATAGCATTTGACACGATATACGAAGAAAAAAAATAGTCGAAAAAATTTTTACAACTAAAGATACTACATAAAGCTATATAGATTTGCCCCCACCCACCTTATATACGAAGCCGTTATATAATGGATACCGTTATTGAGTCATTATAGTTTACTGCTTGGCTTTTAAATTATATGGCCGGCCGGCTTTAGTTCAGATCAATTGTTGCGCCACTGATGGCCACTGCGCCGCCGGCTGTTAAGTTCATATCGCCGGCTGCAAATAGATTTAGATTGTTATTGCTATGTATGTTTAGATTTCCATTCGCTGTTACATTCCATTCGCCTTTAATGTATATATGGCTATTGTTTTCTGTAATGCTATAGCTGTTATTCTTAGTATATGAGATCACATTGCCATTGCTATCCATTGTGATATATGAGCCAGTGTTTGATCTTAGAGTTACGTGTTCATTGCCGGGTGTGTCGTCAAATGTAAATGTATGGCCAGCTTCTGTTTCATATGTGTTATTGTATGGATAAGATGATATGCCGGGTATGGCTGGTTGATCCCAAGTTGTATTGACACTTGTTATACCGGTTACACGTGCAGCCTGCATAACGGCTCGGCTCGGATGCGGCTTTTCTGCATTCCCCACTGCTATACGTGAAACATCAGATTCGTTTGTATATAAAGGATAAACGGAAAGCTCTTGATTATCCTCACGTGGTCTGGGATCGCTAAAGCCAATCTTTGGATCACCATATGCAATTGTATAACCAGGTAAACTGCCAAGCACCACCGGTTCCTGTTTTCCCATTCCATCACGGAAATAACCCATCACCCAGCTACCCTCAACCAAAAACGGCTTTGACCAACCAAATCCACTAATGCCGCTAGAGATCACCGGCAACACAATAGTCGCCCAAGGTAAATCTGCAGTCGGCAATATTTGTTTATTCTCCGTATGTACACCAAGCACTCTTACACGCACACGGCCGATACGTAATGGATCTTGCCGATCTTCTACAACACCGACAAACCATATAAAGCCATTTTGGCCTAAAAAATTTTCATTCATATTCTCTCCGAACGCTCGCTAAAGCCGATTGATAATAACACAACGGCATACGTCATAAACATCTATTTATTCCTATTCTACGCAAACTCACGCGGCCTTTAAATACCATACACAAAACAATATAATACATACGTAAAGCCAGTATTCACTGTTCGTAAAGGTCGCAAGACGGCATTTATCATAGAGTTCTTTCAGCAGTTCCATATATGTCTTTCTTTCACTCATTTTTTACCTTTACACTTACATCTCTTGGCAGTGAGCCATTTCTTTATATTTCTCAAGGCTTCTTTGAAACCTGTAAAGTTTAGTTCATTGATCATTGATTGTCTCCTCTATCCGTTATTATGTATATTTAGGCACCGTAGCTGTAGGCCGTTAGTTATATATTCTCATAGCCGCTAGCCGGCCGTCTTAGCGAGCGTCTCTGCGGTTAAAAAAAGTTGTTTAATGCGTTTGTTGTATTTTTATCCAATTCGTATATATTGATTATACCTCTACGTTCTTTTTCTTTACCTGTGAATGTATCTACATTTTCTTCAGGATAAGGTTTTCTTACACTGTCTTTCATACACTCTAAAATCATTATATGTTTATTTTGTTTACGATTTAATTGATGACGTATAGAAGTAATTAAATAACGGCCACTCATATAAGGGTCATTATCACGTGGATTGCCTTCGCCATAAGGTTGAAACGATGGCATTTCAAAAGTAATTAAATCTCCTGCTGTTAATCCGGTAAATCCTGGTACTGTAATTTCTAATTTAAAAGATGTAAACGCAAGGCGCTGTGATAATCGTTTTTGTAAATAGTCTCTTGGATTTGGAAGTTCTGTGTTATCGTGTATCTTCTGTGTACTCGATGCAAACATTCTGCTTGTATTGTATTGTGAAGAAAGGAATTTACCTTCTTTATTAAACAACGGCAGTATTCCTGTATTGTCTGTTTTAATACCATCTTTACCAGGTTCAGTGTGCATTGATTGTTCGTATTCTGTATTGTAATCAAAATCACGTACAGTAAACTGTTTATAGGTCGCATCGTGTGTAATGAGTTTACTTGCATATACACCATTTCTTAAATTTTTCAATGTATCAAATTGATCTACAATTTTAAACTTAATAGCGATTTGCATTTCGTTCTTTATATCCTTATTACCACCGTCACGTATATTGGCTGGTTTAGGTCTAAACTTTGCAAGTACGGGTCTCGCTGTATTTGATTCAACAGCTAACATACTTTCTAATGATCGATAAAAAAACCCATCAGAAGTTTCGTAAAAATGATATCCTGAATTACTGTACTTAGAGCTAATTGTTTTAAGTGATAAATGTTCTATTGCATCTAAAGGTCTATCATTACCAAATACTTCTTTATGTAATCCTTTTGAAGGTTCTATGTAAACGTTTTTAGCAGAGTTTAAAAAATCTGGATTACTTACAATATTAGCAACCATATTCGTATAGGTATCAGTCTGTGCATTTTGTACTTTTACTTCCTCATTCGTCATTAATTCTTTACTACAAAAATGTAATATGTACATTTGAGTTCTAGGATTAACAGCTTGTCTTTTACTGATTTTATACACGTACATTGGGTTACCTGATTTAACTGAAAAATCATAACCCTTTGAGCTTGATGGTGTAAAGAATTTAAATTCTAAACGTTCATAGCCAGTCAATGGCATATTTCCAACTACGTTATTGGTATCAACGACTAATAGATTACCTGATAAACATTTATTGAATATGCTTTCATAGATATTTAAATCTACAACCATAGTCTCAATTGAAATTCTTTTAGGTTCAGTATCGCCCTTTGCACTAGAATAGGATACTAAATTTATATCTGTTAATGAAAACGCACCAGGTTTTCTTAAGGTACTTGCGTCCAGTGTATCATATATGGTACTCATTATTCAACCATCAAGTTTTCAAATTCTTCTAATAATATAGGTAAGTAAGCAGCATTTAATAATTTGATTTGTCTTTTTTCGTCTTGTAATCTTTCCTCATATTCTCTATTAGTCACAGCAACAGCGTTAGGTGTTGTGGAATTTACTTCAATTTTCATACTGTAATCACTTGGACCTGATGTTGTTGTATTGCCGCTAAGTTGTGTAATTTCGTAATGATGTATGCCGTTAGGATTTGTGTACTTATCAGCAACATATGTATCAAATTGTTCTGTTGTCAATGGCCATCCATAATAACGATCTGTAATATTATTTGTCATTAATATAATCCAATGATATGCAGTGCTTCCAAAATGTTTGAATGCTGTCATTTCAGGTGTATCACCTTCTGGTATATCATATAAATCATATAGACTAGCTTCGTTTAAAACTTTTGATCTTACCTTTACACGTTTTAATAAATCAGTAACTAGTTTATAATTACCATCACCTTTTAAATCGTATAAACCTTTTGGAAAATATGAGAAATACATTAAAATCCTTCAGCAATAGTTTTCTTAGTCATAATTTCTGTTTCACTAAATTTTAATGACATTTTAGTGTATATAGGTGCTGCGCCTAATTCATCACCAGCAAATGTACTGAATACGCCTTCTGCTCCGTGTGATAATTCTAATGCAGTACATACGCATCTACTAATTCTAGGAATATATGAATTTCTATTTTGCATATACATATATGTTATCTGAAATTCAGATGGTGTTATGAAATCATTACCACTACCTAATTCTGGATGCATATGAAATTTGAATAAGTTTATAATCTTTTGTGCACTATCTAATTCTTTTCTATTACGTGGTGCAAATTCAAATTCATATGAAAATTCTCTCATAGGTACACCTTTAAATACCATTTCTAAATTATTATTAAATGCTCTACCTGTAGTACGTGTCATAGCAGCTTTTAAATCACCTGCTCCTGGTATAATTGCTAATCCCATAGCAGCAACTTCAGTTAAAAATCTTGTAGGGAGTTCTTTTAATCTGCCTGCGATATCACTTGGTGATGTAAAGTCTATTCCTGCTAAATCGCCCAGCATTCCTGTTTCAGCACCTTCGTGATTCACAAGATAAGTTGTTTTTAAATCTTTAGGAGTATATAATACAATTGTATCTGTTACTCTATTATGTGTTGCTCCTAATCCAGCACCCTTACCTCTTTGAATTCCTGATGATAAAGTTGTAATTCTACTTTGTTCTAATCCATTTTCTTTTAGTGTGGCAACTCTACCTGTAAAACCTTTTTGTCTTGTTATTGCCCCAGAAAATGTTCCACCTACAGCTGTTGCGTCTATGTCTTGACCTAAAACTCTATTCGTAACTTTATTAGGACTTATTTTATTATTTTTAAATGATGCATTTTGATATGTTGTATGATCATTAACTATAACATCAAATAGCATATAATGACCTGTACCTAAATTTTGTATATCAGATGGATAGTATACTGTACCATAACTATATGGATTTTCTTTCATATGCGACACAGGACTTGTATCGTCTATTTCTAAGGGTGATTTGTTTAATATTTTAGCAGCAGCGGCATTTGTCTGCATACTATTTTTTGCACCATCTATAAATCCTCCTACTAATCCAGCGCCAATACCTGCCAGACCTCCACCTGTTAAATTACCTAAATTCTTTTGAATTAAATTTGCTACCTTTGATAGTGCCATAAATAGTTATATGATTAATAGTAATATTTATATGTGATATGAGAACAAGTTATAAAGGAATTTACAAACCTACACACCCTAAAAAATACGCTGGTGATCCCAATAGAATAGTATATCGTTCACTATTAGAAAGGCGCATGATGGTGTATTTGGATAAAAATGATGCTATTGAGTTTTGGGCTAGTGAAGAAATACCTATAATCTATCGTTCACCTATTGATTACCGCATTCACAGATACTATCCAGATTTTATATTCAAGTTAAAAACAGGTAAAAAATTTATGGTTGAAATAAAACCATATCGCCAATGCTTTCCACCTAAGAAACCAAAGAAACAAGGACGTTCTTTTATGCGTGAACAATTAGAATATATTAAGAACCAAGCTAAATGGCAAGCCGCTAAAGTGTACTGTGAAGGTAACGATTTAGAGTTTAAAATCTTTACTGAAAAAGACATAGGTGTCTATAGTTAATATAAATATAGTAAATGGTTTCAATACTAGATAAATTAGCTAATAAACAAGGCGATACTACTAAATCAGCAAGTTGGTATAAAAACGCCATATCATCTATTGGTCAAAAGATTAGTGCTAATAAGTTAATGGCACAAGGTACATTGACTGCTAGACCCAATCTAGGTTTATTAAATTTATTCTTTTATGATCCAAAGTATAAAGAAAGTTTACCCTATTACGATACGTTTCCATTAGTGTTACCATTGGAAGCTATCAAAGGTGGATTTAGTGGATTAAATTTTCACTATCTGCCACCATTATTAAGATTAAGATTATTAGAAAATATGCAAAGATATGCAACAAGTCCTAGATTGAAAGATGCTAGATTTGATGTTAGCTGGGCAAGAGTTAAAAATATTCCTATGATTAAACCGACTATTAAAAAATATTTGTATAAACACGTTAGGTCTAGTTTTTTAAAAATAGATTTAACACAAGCAGCTATTGCTTGTTATTTACCAGTACAACAGTTTCAAAAAAGACCTGCTGGTAGTGTTTATAATGCTTCAAGGAGTATGGTATAATGGCTATTTTAAGAGGTGGAGTTCGTATTGGTGGATTTGATGTAAGATTAGGATTGCCACGTGATCGTTCATTAGACAATGTAGAAAACGATAAAAGATTTAGACGACCTCAAGGACCTCAAAAAGAAACTACAATGGGTAGAATACACTCATATGTTAATGAGGCTGAAGGTTTTGCTCGTAAAGCTAAATTCTATGTAGAATTTTATTTACCCAAAGGTGCTAGTCCAATTGTTCTAGGTGATGATTTGAGTGAACCATCTTTAGGTGCAGAAGAAACATTACAAACATTTAAAACACAAAGCGAGCTAGTAGGTATTCAAAATTCAAATGCTAAAAGAGTAAATGCTTTTTGTAATGCAATATCTATGCCAGATAGAGATATACAAACGTTAGAAGTTAAAACTGCCGGTCCAGCTCGTAAAATTGCATATGATTATAAATCAGCTGATATAACAGCTACATTTTATAGTGATAAATTTTTAAGAGAAAGAACATATTTTGAAACTTGGCAAGCAGCTGCTTTCAGTACTCAATCACATAACTTTAATTTTTATGATAACTACGTATCTGATGTTAACATATTTCAATTAGGAAGTTATGCTAGTAAGGCAGAGAGAGATGATGTAACATATGCTGTAAAATTATTTGATTGTTTCCCTAAAATAATAGGACCTGTTGATTACGCATATGCTGATACTAATACTATAACAACATTTAACGTTACATTTACATTTAGATATTGGGTAAATTATTATTTTCATAATAAGAATGGTAATTTTGCATTAGGTCAACCAAACTTTAGAAATGTAGATGTGAAAAGTAGTTATGGTGCTTTTGGTGGATTATTAAATAGATTACCACCAGAATTACGTAGAGCTGGAACACAAGTATTAGACGGTATCAAAAGACGTATACCAATCGGTGGTATTACAGGTGGTAGAGTGTTTCCTCCATTTGGTAATTTACCGCCACTAAATCTATAATAAATAGTAATATTATATAATAAGGAGATAATTATGGCGTTGCCAAGAGTTGATGTGCCTACGTATGAATTGACGTTACCATCAGAAGATAAAAAAATCAAATATAGACCTTTTCTAGTCAAAGAAGAAAAGATATTATACATTGCCCTGGAAACAGGTGACAATAAACAAATGGTATTAGCATTAAAAGAAATTGTTGATGCTTGTACATTCAATACATTAAACGTAGATAAGTTACCTATATTTGATATTGAATATATTTTTTTAAATATCAGAGCTAAGTCAGTATCAGAAATTGTTAAATTTAGAACAATATGTCCTGATGATGGAATAACATATGCTGAAACAGAAGTTGATTTAACTAAAGTTGAAGTGCATGTAGATGATACTCACACAAATAAAATCGTAATAGATGATAAAAAGAATTTAGGACTTGTATTAAAATATCCTACACTTAAAAATTATGATATAGGTAAGGGTACAGATAATTTACAAGTTGAATCTATATTTGCTATTTTGATTGATTGTATAGATCATATATTTGAAGGTGAAAAAATTTATCCTTCAAAGGATACTACTAACGCAGAACTAAAAGAGTTTATAGAATATTTACCTCAAGATGCATTTAATAGAATAAGAAAGTTTTTTGATACTATGCCTAAACTTCAAAAAGAAATTGAAGTTACTAATCCAAAAACAGGTGTTGTAAGTAAAGTAACTTTATCTGGTATTGCAGATTTTTTCGAATTGGCCTCGCCCACAGTAGCTTAGAGGCCTACTTCGAAACTAATTTTGCCTTAATGCAGCATCACAAATATTCATTAACTGAAATAGAAAGTATGTTACCTTGGGAGAGGGATATATACGTTTCATTATTAGTGACTTATATTAAGGAAGAAAATGAAAGACAACGTGAACAATCACAAGCCAATAAGTAAATATACCTTTAGTGAAAACTGGTCTCCGTCTGCAATAGACAATTCACAGTACATATTTGATAAGATTATTATACCTAATAAAGTATTAGAAATAGGAACATTTGAAGGTTTTTATTCATTATGGATTGCAGAGCAATTAGGTAAGCATGAACATTTTGAATTACATACAATAGATCCATTTAAAGGTATCAATTATGGTGTAGAACAATCATATTTTGATGATATAGAAACCAAATGGAATAATAATTTGTCTAAATGTGATTATAAGAATAAAATAACATTTCATAAAGATATATCTTTTAATGTGTTAAATAAATTATACAATGAAAAGAAAAAATTTGATTTGATTTATATAGATGGTCACCATCGTTCATATAAAGTGTTAGAAGATTTAACACTATCATTTAATCTATTAAACTCTGGTGGTATATTGTTAATAGATGATGCAACGTTTTGGAAATACAGTTATGATTTTAAATTAGTAGATGTAAGTAATGATATAGGTTTAACTCCTAGACTAGCTGTAGATACATTTATTCATTGTAATTGGGCTAGATTAGATGTAATTAATATACCTAATAATGTGCAAGTAGCTATAAGAAATAAAGGGTTATCTATATAAATAGTATTATGTCTAATCAAAAAGAATCAAATTTTAATACTAAATGGAGACCAGCTATGGGTTGGTTATATCTAGCGGTATGTGCATTTGATTTTGTTATATTTCCTATACTATGGAATTTAGCACAAGCAACTTATTTAAAGAATATTGTATTTACGCAATGGATGCCACTTACATTACAAGGTGCTGGTTTCTTTCATATTTGTATGGGAGCTGTATTGGGTGTAACAGCATATGGTAGAACACAAGAGAAGATTGAAACTAAAAAGATAGAAGCCAAAAAAATAGAAGAACAGATAGGCTAATAAATGGCCAACGATTTCATAGACGATTCATCATCACTAGCAATAGGTGTTAGACCTGAAGAAATGGGTATGGGTAGAGGCGACTTAATGAAAAAAGCTTCTTTTATTAAAGCTGTTAAAGATTACACAGAACAATCTGAAGGGGGTCCTTTAGGTAGTGAAACTCTTACAAAATCACTTAGAAACATTACACAAACAATAGTTCAAAAAGTTCAAAATACAGTTGTATCTGCAACTAAAGCTATAGTTCCTAGTATTGAAAATGAGTTATATAAAATTGGTGAATTATTAAAAACTAATAGAGAAGATGATGATCAAAAAGCATTAGATATTATTGATAACTTACAACAAAAATTTGGAGTTAATTTAAAAAACTTTAGTAAAGAATTGAATGATAGTATTAGCAAATTAGAAAAAGCATTAGAAGATAAAAAACAAAAACGTTCTGAAGAAAAACAAATTAGAGAAGAAAAGATATCTCAATTAGAGACTGAAAGAGTCCTGTTACAACAAAATGGTGTTATTGCTTATGTTGATAAAGAAAATTTAAAATTAAAAATTAAAACAAATGAAGAAGTAAAAAAAGAAAGAATAACTATTAGAGAGCAAGAAAAACAATTAGAGAGAAGAAAAGAACAGTTTTATAAAGAAGAACAAAGATTATTAAACAAAAAAACTTTAAGTGATGATGAAAGTAAAAAGATACAAACTAGACAACAATTAATTCAAAAAGCTGAAGATAAGTTACAACAAAGAAAAGATTTAGTAGGTGTTAAACCAGGTCAAATTAATTACGCTGGTGGTCCTATTTCAGAAACATTCCGTGGTGCTAAAGATACAATGTTACAAGGACTACAAGCACCTAAAGAGTTATTTGTATATTTTAAATCAATGGGTAAAGAAATTGGTAGTTTAACTTCATCATTAGGTAACCTAACAAAAAAGGGTTTAGCAGGTTTAGGTAGAGGATTATCTGCATTGGGTTCAGGATTATTAAAAGCTGTAACTGTATTAGGTAGATTTGTTATAGCAGGTTTAATGGCCTCTGCTAAATATATACTAATAGGATTAGCAATAGTAGGTGTTATTTTTCTTATTACTAAATTAATTGATTGGGTAAAATCTAAATTCAGTTGGTTAATGGGTGATACAAAGAAACTTGATGATGAAAGAAAGAAAAAAAGTATACCAGAACAAGACAAATCAAAAAAAGATAAAGAAACTCTTTCAGGAAATGAAGATCATCTTATTGAACCAAGGGGTAAAGAAACTCTTTCAGGAAATGAAGATCATCTTATTAAACCATATGATAAAGAGAAAAGAATAAAACCACCTAGACAAGCAGATTATATGCCGGACGACCGTTTCTTACCTATATCACCAGATGAAGCAAATAGTATTAATCAAGTGACTAAAGAAAGAAATAAGGCTAAGAGAGAAAAAGAAGCAACCAATAATATGGTTATAGCTCCTACTAATAATGTATCAACTCAAAATCAAAACAGTTCAGTTTCTTTTCCTATGGAAGTAGATAATTATGATAGGTCTTTCAGAAATATAGGTACAAGTTTAGCAGTTTAAATAGTGGCCATTTCTGGCCACCATCAAAGTTATGAGTAAAGAGAGAGATTACTCGTCATCTGCCAATTTACTAAAGTAAGATAACGTATCGTCATCATCACTAGCAGCTGGAGTAGTTTTACCATTACTTTTTACCGAACCATTTGTTCTAGCTTGAGGGAGGTCAGCAGATTCAACAGTTGCAGTATTTCTAGTTCCCGTAATAACCCTATTCAGTTTCTCTTTGAGTTCATCATAGGATTTGAAATTACTAGGGGCCAAGAAAGGCGTTAGAGCGTACTGTTTAGACCAAATTGCTTTAATGTTCTCATCACTATCAGCAACTGGAGTAGTAGGCTCAAATTCAGATTTATCATAGTTCCAATAACCATCTACCTTTCTAATTTTTAGTTTAAAGTTCGCACCTTTCCAAAAATCAAACGGGTTAACTGGTTGTTCATCTTCAAATGCAGGACTCATTCTTTCAGCAATCTTATCAAATATCTTTTTACCATATTTGAATATGAATACTTTACCTTCATTCTCTGGATGCTTAGGATCACTAACAACTAATATGTTAGAGTAATAAGATAATTTTCTTTTTCTCTTTCTTGCTATCTCTTTATCAGATTCAACACCTGTATTCCATAGTCTAGTATTTTCTTCACTAACAGGATCTTTTTGATTAAGAGTAGTTAATGAGTTTTCGATATACCAACCACCTTTGTCCTGAAATGCGTGTGACCACACTCGTACCCAAGGCATATCTTCTTTTTCAGAAGCAGGTAAGAAACGAAGTACGGCATAACCACTACCAGTTTTATCTAGTTCTGGTTTCCATATTCTGTCGTCAGCGTATTTGTCTTTTGATGTTGATTCTTCTGGATTTAGTTTAGACTCCAAAGCTTTGGTAAGTTTATCAAAGTTAGAGTGACTTGATTTTAATGTATTAAAGTCCATTGTATTCTCCGTATGTTTGTATTTGTGTTAGCTGTATAATCGCTATCATTATTATTTATAATATCACAATTGTAGGCGTTTGTCAAGTGCTTCGTATGTGATGTAATGTAGGTTTTTAAACCCATTAAATTCTTCCCATATTATATTAACTTTATCATCATTATTTAAAGGGTTTAATGAATTATTAACTTTATAGAATTGTATATCGGGATTATTAGTGAATATTGTTTTTAATTGATTTATCCATTTTTCAAAATCAGTTTGTTTATTATATGATGCCATATAATGTTTTGTATCTTTATAGATATTGTTTAGATTGCCCGTTGTAGTATTTAAATCGTGTCCTATCAGATATATTTCTTTTGGCTTGTCTATAACAGCTGATACGTATAATGAAGTAGTACCTGCTGAGTATCCATAATCAAAACCTAGTACATCTGTAATACAAGCTACTTTATCTTCTGTATGTAACCAACTTACATATAATTGAGTTTGATTAACGTATTTTTCTTTGATGATCATTTCATCATTCTTATAACCATCTACAATTTTAGCTACACCTTCTAATTTTGCACCATGCATCACAAATTCACAACTACCCTTTGGTTTGTCATTTTGTTTTATCATATCCCATTTTGTAATTCTGTTTATATCATCTTCTGACATACCCTCATATACTAATGTTTGATAATGTAAATCTGGTATTTTTGTCCAATCTCTAAAAATACAATTGTTATTAATACTATAACCGCTATGATATATTTCGTGCATTATACCGTGATCAACAGATACTAAAACATCTGGAGAAAATTCTCTATAAAGAGCATTACAACCATATATTTTTCCAAATGGTTTTAGTTTATTTAAATCAAAACCTTTTCTACTTTCACCGTTACCAATACAAAAAACTTTCATATATATTTTAACCAGTTATATACAGCAATGATCGATATAATTAAGAAATAGAATTGCATAGTTGCTCTTGCAGTATCTTTATCTTTATAGGCAATAAACAACCATAATGAAATTGATATTAAACATATTAACCATCCTAACCATTGTAATGAAATAACGGCACTAGCATGTATTGTTGCCGCAACAATTCCAAAAACACAGGCAATCCATCTTATCATAATTTAAATTTTTCTTTTAATTCTTCATATGTAATGTACTTTAAATTATTATATACATTCCATTCTTTAATAGGTCTATCTACTTTATTATCTTCTTTAGTTCTGTTTACTTTATAAAATTGTACACGTGGATAACCATATATTAATCCTGCCCATTGTGATATCCAATTTACACAAGGAGTTTCTCCTTCGTTACTTCTTACATAATTAGGTGTATCTTTATATAGATTGTTTACGTTATCATCATAACTAAAAAGATCGTGGCCTATTAAATATAGTTCTTTGATAGTAAAATGATTTTGATTGCATGCAACTAAACCTGATGATGCTCCGGTAGACCAACCTTTATCTTTTATTGGTAAATCATCAATACTAAAAGAATAGTCGTTATCTTTTATCCAACTAATGTAAAGTTCTTTAAAATTGATCTTAACATTGGCTCTTTGATTATTGTTTTTTTTATTCTCTAAAATTTGTTTTAAATTACTACCATGCATTACAAAGTTACTTGTCTCTGCTGTTCTTTCATTTACAATGTAATTATCTTTTAAGTTTTCTATATCGTTTTTATTTAAACCTACATTAATAATATTATCATATAGACTTGCCTCATACTTAATCCATTCTCTAAAATAAGCAACGTTCTTATTACAATAACCTGATTGATATATTTCGTGTGAAATTCCAGGATCAACGGCAACTAATACATCAGGAGTAAACTCTCTATAAAGAGCATTACAACCATATATTTTACCGTGAGGTTTTAAAGTATTTAAATCAAAACCTTTTCTACTTTCTCCATTACCGATACAAAATGCAGTAGTAATACCTTTAGGTGGTTGTACATCACCTAAGTCGTTAATATCAACAACTGGAGCATAAGGTTGGCCTGACATATTATCTAAAAATATAATATAAAGTTATTAATGTAATAACGATTCCTATATTAATTAATAATTTTATTCCTGTTTTTTTTAATTCAGATTTAAAACTGTTTTTTACTTCCATATGATCCTCCTTAAATTGTTGTGGCGCACCCATATATGGGTTGAAATTGTTATTAGGTAGAGTTACTTTATTATATTCTTCAATTAACTCTTTTAATCTATGATCCATTTATAAAAACCTCCTTCATTATTAATTTACATTGTGTTTCATTATACCTCACAAAAGGTGTATATTTTTTTATCCTTTTGGAGTGGATTGGCCAAACCACTTGTTCAACAATCTGCTTGTCCCAAGACTTACTATAAGATAAGATTTTATTGAAAACGATTGCAGTTTCGTAAGATATTTTTTTTGATAGAACCAATTGAAAAAACCTAGGATGCTGTCCACCAAAAACGCTAAAACCATTATCAAAAGAAAACTGCTTAGCACTAAAGTCATTAGTAATAACGATACAATCGTTTCTAAAATGATACTCAAAAGATTCGTTGCGTTTCTTCCAATCTGTAAAAACATCTTTACCATCTTGATTTGTTAAACTCTTTACCCACTTGTTACTATCAACCAGAAAATTACTAACAAAAAAGCCCAATATATCATCTTTACCGTATCTGGTGCTAAGTTTGTGAAAAAAATATCTATCATTTCTTTTAGTAAATGTATCTAATGTGCAGTTAACTTCACCGGAATATTTATGGTAGTCATAACTATCTGTTGTGAAGTGTAATTTAACTGCAAGGTATGTTTTAAATACATCAAACCCACCATACATTTTATACTCCTGGTAATCTACCCGTCTTAGGTATATAGTTTAAATTTTGAGCCTCTACAGTTATTTTATCTTTAATAGATTTAGATATTAAATTAGCCACAGTACTAGGGTCTATATCATTTTCCTCACAGAAAAATAATACAGCATCCATATAAGACAACGTCTTTTTAGATTGTACTAAGTTTTCTATTTTAAGTGAAAATTCTTTAGAGTTCATTACTATAATATATCACAACTATAGGTATTTGTCAAGGGTATTTTTTAATATGCTGAAGTACTCATCTGTGGCATTTAATGGTATGATATATAGAAAGTTTTGTTTACCATTTGTTATATTATACATTAATCCTAATTGATTTTTGATTAAAAAATTAGTATTATTAATTACAGTCTCTGCCTTGTGTTGTAAAGTTTTAAAATTTGAGAATATATCTTCTTTTTCTAATATGTCAAGGTATTTCAAAGTACTTAATATTCCAGGTAATGAAAAACTATAAGTAAACCCGTGATCCCAATTGAAGTCTTTAGGAAGAATTGCATTGACTTTATCATTATAAAGCGTTATTGACAATGGAAAGTATCCAGCTGTGATAGATTTACCCAATGTAAATATATCAGGTTTAATATCTAACGATTTCCATCCTATTACCTCACCAGTTTTACCCCCACCTATAAAGATATCATCTATAATAATTAATACGTCAAAAGTATATCTAATTTGTTCTAATTTATTCCAAAAATCAATAGGTTCTTTCTTTAACCAATTACTCCAAGATCGTGTTTCTACTATAATTGCTGCAACCTGTGTCCAATCAGTATCTCCTAGTTCAAAATTTTTATCTAAACGTATTGTATGTGCATATGGCAGTAAACTATAAAAAGGATTTTCAAATAAAGAATCTCCCAAGTTGTAATTTAAAAATGTACTACCGTGATAACTATTTTTAAAACTAACAATTTTATGTTTGAAGTTATTGCCTTTTTTATAATGATATGCAGACGCTAGTTTGATTGCGCCTTCGTTTGCGTCACTACCTGATAGAGAATAAAAACTTTTGTAACCACCACTGATATCATATAATTTTTGAGATAATTCAAAAGATACATCATTCAGTAATATTTCGTCTGTGTTTCCTATTAATGATTCAGCACATTCTGGTTTATATGTTTTTAATTTACTACAAACATAGTCTATTATATCGTGTCTTTTAAAACCAAGAGTAAAACAACCTTGACCTATACCACTATCAATAATTTTTTGATTATTGATAATAGTTCCAAATTCCCAACTGTCTGTTGCTAGATTTATATTTGTTTGTACTCCGGGTATCAACCCTTGTAACATCTTATTGTTCATAAT